TTTCTAATGACACTTACTTCTGTGCAANCTTTAGATTATCAAGTTTCATTGCTTNNATGCAATACGTTGTTTATTGAGANTACCTATTGCTGACGTGCAGAGCCATTAATATTAAATGGCTTTCTTGCTTATGTGCATTTCGGTTATTATGNAGTAAAAGACTTGCTACTGTGCATTTTACTTATTATTAAATTCCTTCTTTTGCTTCTTGTGCAAAATTATTACAAATTTACTACTTTGCTTAAGTGCATCACTTTTCTTATTCAAAGCTTTCTTTTGCTTGTGTGCAGTGGCTAACTTATTAATTCTCTTTATTGCTTATGTGCATTTCGGTTATTATGAAGTAAAAGACTTGCTTATGTGCACTTAACTTATTATTAAACTCTTCCAATTGCTTATGTGCAAATAGGGGACTATTGAACGACTTTCTTGCTCATGTGCAATGACGACATTATCGAATGAGGATGTTGCTTATGTGCATTACTCGGATTGTTAGATTACCTCCCTTGCTGATGTGCAGAACGTCTTTTATTGACGGAAATTGTTGCTTAGGTGCAAAACCTCGTTTGTACACTGAAGATCTTATTGAAACTCATCATTGCTAATGTGCATTCATCTTCCTATCAATGGGCATATTTGCTAATGTGCAAATGGCATTTTATTAAATGCTACTATTGCTGATGTGCAGAGGTGAAATTATTAAGAAATTTCTTTGCTTATAGCAAGTCGGTGACTATTAAATGTACCTTTTGCTTATGTGCAATATTAATTCTATTGACCTGCTGGGTTGCTTATGTGCATAACATCAATTTTCAACAGTTCTTATGTGCAATATGGATATTATAAATCTAATATCTTGCTATCTGTGCAGTTATAAATTTTGTGCACTAAAGGCATTAACGAAAGGCACAGTTGCTACTGTGCAGGTGCAAGTTTATTGAGCAAATTTATTGCTATTGTGCAATTACGGAGTTATGAAATTTTCACCTTGCTGGTATGCTTACTTATTATTATTCCTTCATTGCTTATGTGCAGCAGTGATTCTATTGACCCGTCAGGTTGCTTGGGTGCAGGATATACATCATTATTAACAGTTCTTATTGCTTATGTGCAATCTTCTAGTTATTGAAATTTTATATTGCTATGATGCATTAATTAAATTACCCATGCATTTCCAACATTATTGAATCGGCTCTTTGCTGATGTGCATCGGCACATTTACTGGATTATTTTTTTCTTCTTAAGCCATGTTATCACCTCATTTTTATCAATTCCCAGTTCTTCAATCACTTTTTCGAATTCCGCCTTGTACTTTGTAGTCTTAACNTCTACANAATAATCCNTAAGNGGTNCTTCAATNAANTCCTCATGTTTCCTCAGTACTTCATATTCTTTTCCTAACACTACTTTATAAGCTTCACTTAACGGCACATTTTCACGATAATGCAACGAAATCGCGAAGTACTGTGACAGTAATAAGGATATTGCCTTTCTGACTGCTGTCCTTTGGACTTTAAGCTTAGACCAATCAGGATGTTTAACCGCTAACTCCTCTTTGAAATTCTTTATGATCTTTGAGTAAACACCGCCAGCCAGTATAAGACTATTGGCTAAAATCCCAAGAAGGAACGTCTTTACTGTCCTGTTATATTTGACATTTTTCGCAGCAGTTCCTATTAACCTTGTGTTATCATTAGGACATAGCCACCCTTGATCTGATGGGAGAGCGGGTTTACCGTTTGATGATTGCCCTGCATAATAATAGTACCCGCACTTCGGACATTGGAACATCACCGCTAAACCTGCATACTTCCTAAACTTGTTAATGTTATAGCCGAATTGCGGCGGATATGCATAAACTATCAGCCTTGCAGCATTAGCAGGTCCTATGCCCTTAATGAAGACAAGAAAGTTTGTAAACTCCGGAAACTTTGTTACAGCATTAGCTATAAGTTTTTCAACAGTCTCTTGTTGTTTGAGCAATTCCATGTACCTTTGTACTAGTTCGTTAGACGGCGTTTCTTCAACGATTGTCACAGGTTCACCGCAGATTGGACATTTATCCCTTTGTTCGTCTTCCTTCAGTAAAATTGCATGTTTGTTCTTNCACANCGTATACCTCTTTAGGAATACCCATTCATTTCCGTCCTTTTTGGCTCCTATTCTATTCCCTAATGACACTCTGATTTTTATTAGGTCATCTCTGAATGCCACTAAATCTTTTAGGTTAACTAACTCTTTCTCATTTTCACTCATTCTTTTCCTCACCCTTCTTAAAGGTTATGGTTTTCTTTTCGAGGTCCAGATACGGTGTCATATCTTCTAAAAAAACTGCTACCTTTGCGGGTATTCCTATATAATACACTTTTACTTCCTTTCCATTCGGTTTTTTAATTGTTTTCACAAGCCATTTTAATTCCAGTTCCATAATATATGATTCAAATATTTGCTTAAAAAGTTTTCTCATCTGTTTGCCAACCGTAATAACAACTTGTGTAACAATATTACTACCACCAATGAAATCCCTGCACCGAAAAAGAACGACATGACATAGTATAATGATATATCATTTTCTGACGGTACTACGACCACGTCATAAAAACCAGGTTGTACGGTTGTAGAGTTAACGTACACACTCCCGTTTACTTCCAATACTCCTCCTCCGTCTATGCTTAATGTCGTATAAGGACCGGAAGAGTAGTAATAATACTCTCCTGATGACGTGAAGTTATACATGCCGGGCTGAAAATACATGCAAAAAGTATAGTAAGTCCTTGCAACAAATGTAGTTAATGCCGAGGATATCGCAAGAGTTGAGAAAACAAAAACGACCGCATAAAACACAACTTCTTTCATTTTACGACACCGAAAGTAAATGAGGAGGATTCTATGTTCTCCCCTAATATCACGATATCTCTTTCTTCACTTTCTGTGTACACACGTATCACGTTTTGGTCAAAGACTACCCTCTTAACGACTTTTGACGGAGGGAAAGGCAAAGCGTAAAAGAACGGCATCGTCCCGGCATTCACAAGCAGTAACGCGTATAAATAATCTTCATACGGAGTTCTATTTTCCCGGTCAAGGAGCATTAAGAGGTCGTTATTACTGTTAAAGTAATCCGGTTTTTTTATAGGGATCTTTTTCACCTCAACGTCCTTTTTCTTTTGTATGTNCTGCAAATAGATAAACGGTCTTGTCGTCTCTTCAATTACGTATGTATACTTGAAGTACTCGTCTTCAATTTCNACNANGTTATCGGTAACTTTTGAAAAAAGAGGAGCTGAAAAAGTTGCCCTGAAACGGAAAGCAGGACGAATCGTAAAGCTCTCTAACCGCAGAAAGAGCGAATGATGTATCAATCGGTCTGTACTCGGTTTTTTTCAGTAATTTGAGGTAATCCGAGACGGTATTTACTTTTACGTTATACATAACTTCCAGATAGGATAGAACGGTACCCATAAACTCAGAATAGATTCGGATAAGAAAAACTTAGAACTTGATTATCCGTTAGACTTGGCGGTGACTAANACATGTAATAATATTCCGCTTAATTCCGATATATAAGGAGACACTTCTTTTTTCTTTATGTACAACAGTACGGGTATTCCGAAAAGTCCTACCAGAAAAATACCGGTAGACATTAAATTCTTATCCTCTTTCAACTTTGAATATATCGCTAACACGAAGTGTAAATATAACGAATAATAACTGGTTATTAGGAAATTAGGATTGTCAGAAAATATTACATCTTTATAGAAGTCCAGCTCATTTTTCTTTAATTCTTCAATGAGTTCTTGTAATTCATCCATTGTAATGTTTTCAATTGCATTCTGTTTTATCTTCTCAATTTCTTTTGATAATATCTCTAATTTGCCTTTGTTTTCAGGATTTAGAATTAACGTTAACGCACTTTCACTTATTATCAATAAATTTTCGTCTTGTTTAGTTAAATAATTTCGTATCTCTTCTATATCTTGTATTTTATAATACCTCTCTAAAATGAAAGAAAGATCGGATAACGTAAATATCACCTAACATATGTTAATATATCACGTTCTTCACGAAGTAGCACCACTTGTGTGTGTGTGTAGTTTCTGAGATGATATAACGCATGCGGAAACTTCGCGTGTAACATTCTCCTCATAAAGACCATTATTAGAACGTTATGCTGATAAAGTAAATGAAACCAACTAGTCGTTGGGTCAAANGGTAAATAAAGCAGAATTTCACTGTTTAATNNTTGNTGACTCGTTACAGCTCTTGTTATNAAGATTTTTTTGTTNGAAAATGGCGGATTACAGTAAGAACGATCAGTCCACAGTTTTACCGCAGCATTAAATTTGTCCTTATCCANACAGACATCCGTAAATTTCAGTTCTTGTATTATAATATCATAAAGAGTTTTAGGTGTAGGTTTGTTATCATGNAACCCTCTCTTCGGAAATTTAATTGTCATAACACCACCTCAAGTTTTCCGACTAAAGTCGGTTCTCCTAGTTCGTGCCCGCACCTCGGACATTTACCCGCATACATTGATTTTACTTCAGACGGAGTTCTTACCCCATGCGGATCTTGCCCGACCTTTTTGAATTGATAAAGAACGAAGTTNCAGATNTTGCANGTATATTTTATCGGTCCCAGTTTTTCNACNATTTCCTTATAACTGTTCCGTATAGTCACNTCTGAAATTTTCAGTNTCTCTCCTATTTCCTTTTGTGTCCTCCTATTGTCTAACAGAACTGAAACGATGTATACTGAGGCAGCACTTATTGACAAATAATTCCTACCACTTGTTAGACCATTTCTGTACATGTAATCCATCAACTCTGCAGCCTTTGTACCTACGATAGGTGGTAATCGTAATTTATCAATTATTTTAGGGATGTATTTTGTCGGTTTAGTCGAAATGGGTCTGAAGTCCGGAATAGCTTCATTTATCCTTCTCATTATTTTCCAAATNTCNGANGCNGAAACATTGAACTTTTGTTTGAATTCTTGCAAATATAACGGTATATTATTCGCCTGGCATGAATAGTATAATACTGATGCAATTAAGACTAAGGGGTCTACCCTCCTTTCGAGCTTTTTCTCAACTACTTTTCTCAATAACAACGCTGCTGTTTCTCTAACGTGTTCCGGTAGATTCATTTTAGATGCCTCAGCGTTAAGTGCAGTAAGAAGTGTCACAAGCTTTCTGTCCCTATTGGAAACTCTGATACTCCTCTGTAACCTTTGCATTTTCATTAACTTGATTCTGTCCTTTACTTTACCATATCCTCCTATTGTCGTTGTGAGTCCCTGGTCATGAACCCTCAAAGTCAACGGAGAACCTACTCTTTCACGCTCNGTCTCATTATATGCTCTCCATTCCGGTCCTAAGTCAATAACTCTATCCTCTATAACTTCTCCCGTTTCTGTGTCCACATATTCCCCTCTTTCAGGGTCAAAAATTATCATGCTACCACCCCTTAAACTTCTCCTTCTTGTGGAACCAAAACGTCATAGTATTCGATACTGTCGGGTCTTACGAATCTTATTATGAAATTTTTCTTCATCTTTTTCACGTACTCCGGATCATGAATACAATAATCTCTGTATATATCAGGGTCGTCGAAACAGCGTATACTCTCTACTTCCCATTTAAAGTGCTTACATTCGCCGAGTGCGAAGTCTCTCTTTCTCGGATACGTTTCACTTTCCGCCAAAAGAACATTACATTCTTTGCACCAGATACCCTTAACATTAATTTCATTCCATCTAACTTCTAACATTTTACTATATTTAGGACTAGTGGTTATCATCATCTCACTCTCCGTACTTCTCTCTNAATTTCTTCAGTACNGCTTTCAGGTGTTTTGTCTGAGCGTTNTAATCCTTAATTTGAGTCGCAATTTCTATTGCCCTCCGTAGTATGTTGTTTTGTTTCTTAAGNATCTNATTTTCTTCCTCAAGCTTCCTAATCCTGTTCTGCAACTTCGTTATAGTGTCTATCGCTTTTGNGTACTCCAATTCCAGTTCCTCATTTCTCTTNATTATTTCACTTGTCATCTCGACNTACCTTNAACAAGTATTTGTATTTCTTCAGGTTCTCTATNGATACCTTTGTATTTACTGCACTGGCGTTTTTGTGAAGTAAGTAATATAATGCTTTGTGTTTTTCGTCATCACTCACGAGACAATGTATCTCAAGTCCGGGTAGGTTTTTTGTCACAAAATCACAATAAGGACACTGCAGGTTACGTCTGTGATGCTTTCTGATGTGCAATTTCAGAAAGCCCAGGCTCTTTGTAACCCTATTGCAAAACGGACATTTGAACAAAGCGATTTCACCTTAGAACATCCTGAACTTCTCAACCCTTATTTGAGTTGTGGTCTTCTTTTCTTCATCTTTTAGTAAGTGCTCTATAGCTCTCCTAACCGCTTCAGATCTGTTCATTCCGTTTCGAATAGCATATGCGTCTAACTGTTCAAGTAAATCAGCAGAAATCTTTAATGTGACAACACGGTCCATTCTGCTATACATCATCTCACCCCAACATCCATATCAATAAAGCTATCAACTTCAGTATTTCCTCCTTCGCTCCTTCCTTTAACTTCTCGTTTTGTGAAAGTCTGTACACTTTGTGTAATTCGGCAATTCTCTTCAAGATGTTGTTAAAAGTTAGGAAATCGGAAAGAATTTGCTCGTGCCTTATTTCGCCTTGCTCATCGTCAATGATAATGCGTAACTTTTTATATTCGTTGTCAACACCTATAAACTCCTCTGTTAACACTTTGATTGTTTGAATAACGAAATTAACGTTAATCTCCTTTTCTACCATCTCTTTCTTATCGCTCACCACACTTCATCACCCATCAAACAGTGTCTCCACTTTCCAGTTTGTAAATTAGTTTTGCAATGTCTATCATGATATCTTCTTTAAGACTTTGCATGGCGTTATCATTGTTAATGTTTTTCAACACTTCTATCTTCCTTCTTAAACTCTTTAGTATTTCATCATAATAGGAATCACTGATGAAATACTTATCTCCGTTAATCGAAACTTCGGTTGTTGTCGTCCGTTTCTCCAGTACATCATCATAACTTCTTATTTCTTTTATTTCAAATACCTTCTTTGTTGAAAAAACAACTTGTTGTTCTCTTTCTTTGTCCTTTGTCCGGGGTTCCGTCATCTTTACCCCCTGCATACAGTATATGTTTTATGTAGTATATAAAGCTTATGGTATATGTTTACCATGCGTATTATGTGTGTTTAACTTACTTGCATGAGGTGGAACACCGAACGGTATAAACGACAGAAGACGGTAAGATGATATTGACCGTAGCTCCGTCCAAACGAACTCTCCGTTTCTATATTCAGTGTCAATGTAACACTCCGCCAACCTCATGCAGACAAGCAGGTCCCTAAGAACTTCCTTTACGCCTTTCTCATCATTAACGATATCGATGTTAAGTGTTATCCTGTTACATTCCACGTTAATGTACTTTATCGGAACATGTACATGAGGCTTCTTAGCCCTAACCGAGCTGTAAACCGCATAAGCTCCTAATGAGTTCTCCAAGATTAGTAACGTCCCTGAAACCGTCTGTATAACACCTACGACTTCCGTATCGCCTATAACCTCCACCTCAACATCATGAGTTGTTATCTTCCTCATTTTCTGAATACCCCATCACCTCCGTCTTTATAACCCAGAACGGGTAGACATTCCTCTACCTTATTGACAACGTCCGTCTCTCCTCTGAAGAGTTTCATCAACTGTTCTTCGCTTACTTCGTTTCTGGCATAGAGCTGGTAAGATATCGCACCTAAAGAAAAGCCCAAGCACTCCTCAAACTTCTCAATTAGCGGTTCACCGCTCTTCTCCTCCTCTTTTCTTGATTCTTCTTTCGCTTCCTCGAGCATCATTAACAGTTTGATACCGTCTTCCGTTATCGACCACATGTAAACAGTACCGGGCTTTTCAAACTCCGCAAGACCGCGATTTGCCAGCTCCATCAATAATTCTTTTGCAGTTGAAGTGTCCAAACCGTTATCCGAAGCGATTTGAGAGGTCTTCAGCTTTTCCGCTCTGCGGTCGTGAAGATACTTTAACAGTTTTATCTCAACTTCAGATACTCCGAACGATGCAATAACGAACTTTCTTAGCAAGTACTTTTTGAACAGTTCTAACGTCTCCTCATCGACTTTGTCCTTATTCAGTAACATCGCAAGAATTTGTAAAGCGAAGGTCGCAAAGTCCGTAATCCTAAACGCTATAGATCTTGAGAACGGCAGAGAAGATACTAACATATCGAATACGCTTTTAGGAACGTAGGCAAACTTCGGTGTATAAGTCATCCATGCCAGTAACGCCAACTTCGTAATGTCATCATAATTAAACTCACCCTCATTCCTGTTTGCGTTCTCGTATATTTTCCCTGTTATGACATTAGCATCCTTCTTTTCCCTGATAATAGCTACGGGTATGAAACGGGAAAGGATCTGAGTCTTTTGGCTACTATCCGCTTCCTCAAGGTTTACAACAGACGTTATAACTGACGGTGCATAGTCCAGAAATATCTCCACAGGCTCACCGTCAACTACGGTAAGCGACCCACCGCGTCCGGAAGTCATTAACATACTAAGCAACTTCAACGCCCTAAGGTTGGTGATTTCCTGCAGATAAAGTAACTTCCACCTCAGATAATCGGATCCCTTCTTTCCTAAATAGATAATGCTCTTAGGAGTAACGTCCTCAACATCATAGTAATAACCCTCAGGTATCATTGAAACAATGCTTTCTATCGCATGTGACTTCCCTGATCCCGCATCACCTAGCACCAGGATCCCTACTCTCTTTCTCTTCGTTGTAAATAACATTTTGAATGCCATCAGAGCTAGCAGCTTAACGTCCTCATCTCCTACGTGGTACTCTTCGCTCCTCTCGATGAAGTACCAGATACCCTTCTCCTTGACTTTTTTCCACATCTCAGGGTACTTTTGAGCAAAATACTCGTGTACTTTTACCCTCTTCTCGTTCTTAGACTTAAGCGTCTGGAGTCTGGACTCTATTGATTCAAGGATTTCCTTTGTCGATGGTTGATAATTTGCCATTCTTACGATTTTCTTCACTGCATCCTTTAACGAGTCTTCACCACAAATGTAACCGTTTTTTGTAGATCTGCATTCTACGGCTAAGTCGTTATACCTTATTTGAAAATAATACGCAGTAGAAATAACAACATCTTCTCCATCAAATTTCAGTTCATCTCCAAACGGTGAGAAATCTACAATTATTTTTTTTCTTGTTGAACCAATTATTTCTAAATGTTTCGGGTCTTCGACAAATTTACTTGAATGTGTTTTTTCAGTTGACTTTTCCATTGATCCCCCTGCAGCTTTACTAAATTCAATTTTTCTATCTGCAGGGGGATTTTTTGTAGGTAATACCGATTCACGCATTATCTTTGAATTTTTTTGAAGCTGCAGGGGAATTAGTATTTTTTCTATCTGCAGGGGGATTTTTTGTAGGTAATACCGATTCACGTTCTGAATTTGAATTTTTCTCATTTTCAATTTTTATTTTGGCAGGGGGATCAATGGAAAAGTCACTTTGTTTTAACCATTCATGTTTCTCGCCTGCCATATCTGCCAAATTAGTATTTTTCTCATTTTCAATTTTTATTTTGGCAGGGGGATCAATGGATTTTGGAGTTTGTTTTACACTGTCTGTAACCGCCGAGTTACTACTCAGAATTTCAAACGCCTCCGGTTTTAAAATTACTATATCTCCGTCTCTTTCTGAAATTATTCCTTGTTCTATCAATTTTTGTTTTAGTGACGGATTATTTGAAATTAATTGTTTAACGATTTTTACAATATCGGTCATTAGCTCACCTCTATCCCTAGTTTCTCGGCAATGTCACGATAGGTAAACCTCTTATCGATCAACCATATGTCCGCTTCATCTTGCGGTCCTCTGATTGCTCTACCCATCGTCTGTCTGACCTTAATGATTGCCTTCTCCTTCATCACGAACCATCTGAAAGCCTCCTTAGCTTTGTCGTTAAGCCCTTTCTTCTCCGCAAGGTAGTCAATAACGCTGTTCAAGTATTTGTCCTTATATTCGGGATACGGAAAACCGACAACAAACACGGCTTTAATCCGTGATTTTCCGTCTTTCGTTATCTCTACACCTTCCGTCAGTCTTCCTCCTTCGTATGCTAGAATAACCGCACCGTCAGGCAAGTTTTGTAGCTCTTCAAAGTCTATTTTTCCGTCCTTCTCGATAAAGTCGGCATGAAGGAAAAGTGCTAGGTCCAGCATCATCTGCTTTGAAGTTGTTGAAACTAAATTTACTCCGTCCTTTCGCAAATTTGTCTTAATGAATTCAGCTATTTCTTTGTAAGTGTTCCCGTTCCTGTTTTTATAAGTTAGGTCAACGTCTACAACGGAGATGTTCATATGATAAAAGTCCTTGATCTCGTCATAATAGTCTCTCCAAACGTCGATATACTCAAATTTTTCAAGCCCCCATACGTCTTTAAGGTATTTCTCACTAGGCATAGTTCCCGACATCAACACATAACGTTCCGTGTTTAGTCTGCTCAGCAAGACGGAAGGGTCTCTCGCGATAACGCGATAGTATTTGTCTGTTTTCTCTTTGTAAAAGGAATCATCAGCACTTAGTACGAACTTACACTTCTTTGCAACTTTCTCACCTTCGCTTTCAAATTCAAGTAATAACTCCTCAATTGTTACTTCATTGCCTCTAATATCCCTGACCTTTGCGTCCAAACTTTCCGTTTCAATAAAACGCTTAAACGCTAACTCCAGTATTTCTTTCTCCTTCTTTGAGGTACTTAGGCTCATGAAGTCATAAATGCTTACAGTTTGTCTCATCAGTTCTTGTAGCTCTAAGTTATGGGCTTCATCAAAAATCAACAGTTCGCCTTTCGGCACTATGATTTTCAGGAAATAGTAAATATAGGAGAATAACCGGAAATCCGCAGGTATTTTTAACATGTCCGGATACGCACAAACACCTTTCTTTTTTGTCTCAATCGCAAACTTTAATATTCCTTCCTTTTGCAATTGTTCGACGTATTTCTCGGAAATACCGGAACTTATACATTCACCGAAGTCATTAATTTCATTACATTCTTCTATTGTGGGTATTTCGCAGTTACTACAACTTGCAGTTGAATAAACTCTTTTCCACTTATGTTGATGATCACTATCTTGACTTACATCTTTTTTCGATAATCCACAAATTTCGCATATCTCGTAATACTCTCTTGATATATATTTACAGAACAATGACTTAGCCATTAAACCCGTAAACTTTAAATTCAATTTTCTAGCATTATCTTCCCAGGGAGTGTACTGAGATCTAGTCCTAACGAACACGTCAAAATGCCTAAAGCCATGCTTCTCACTGTACCTCCTCCCTATCTCTAATCCCATTAACGTCTTTCCCGTTCCCGTTGGTGAGTTAATGATGACTCCTTGACCGTTCTCTAATGCTTCTAACGCTCTCTGTATAACGCTCTCCTGATATTGCCTTAGTCGTATTCTCTGCATAGAGAACACCAGAAGAAAAAAATTATTGTTTTTCGTTTGTTCCGTTACTCTCTTCTTCACTCTCCTCCTCTACACCGTATATAGCTCTGATATAGTAGCTGTACCTTGAGTTAGACAACTTTACTGCGTACTCAAACGCGTAAGGTGTGTCGAGCTGTATAATTCCTTGATCGAGTTTGTCTTTCAGGAACTCATAGTTCGACTGTCTCTGAAGATCAAGTATTATTTCTTCATCGATTGCGTCTAATACTTTGGGAACTTCTACTATCCCTACTCCCGGCACTTTGACTTTCTCCTTTTCCTTTACCGACGCTAATTTGCCTTCAAGAACTTCTACGATAGCTTTATAATCCGTTACTTTTACTTTTTGTCCCTTTCTTTTCTCGTCGTTTTGTATCGTTACTTCTTTCTCCTTAGGGTCCAATAACCTTTTTATTTTCATAATGACTTCCCCGCTTTTCCCGTCTTCCGATGTGGGTGCCAGACCGAATATTTGCAACTGTTCTTGTTCTGCTATTGGTTTGTCTTTTAATACCTTAAATGTAGCTTTCTTTACTTTCATGACTTTCCACCTCCAACTGCTTTTGATAGNTCGGATTTCTCCTTCGAGATAAAGCCCTGAGCTAGGGCTTTCTTAATTAAAAAAATCACCGCTTCTTGCCTTGATTCCCACCCTTCAGCTTTCCATAACACATCAAATTGCTGAAGGGTGGATTCATCAATATTGAGGCTTACTCTAGCCATATAGCCTCAACATATCATGTGTCTGTTATACTATATAAAGCCTATGATAAACACTTTATGTATTACAAAATGGACAAAAAGAGCATAAAGCGAAAAACGGAGTAANTCATAGAGAGAAAGTAGAGGATTCAAGGAAGCAATTGATCTTAGTAAAGTACAACCTCTCATTCTTGAAAACGTTAGATAACGTTTTGTACAAGTCAACTAGGGAAAACCTGTAATGCGGGTATACGAGCTCAGCTTTATAGTATATTGCACATTCGCCGAAATCATCCCTGAAGAATGACGGTAATACGGGAACGTTACCGAACGTTATAGCAGCAAATATATAACCTGCGTTTATTCCTTCCTCCAGGTAAATGTACCAATTACCTAGGTACAAAGCGTTTGAGTTCTTTACAACGTACGGCTTGTCAATCGGTGCCATTACGTTATTCGCCCACCGTTTTAGCGGTTCGGTTTTTGCGTCCTCCGATACAATGAAAGCATTAATAAATGACTTAGGCAATATGTCTACTACCGGAGCTACATATTTCTTCCCTTCCCTTTCTGCAATGATTTTTGAGATTCGTAACTTTTTGTGACTGTCCGTTCTTGTAGGCGAATTCTCCCCTTAGAATTTTCTCAACTACTTCCTTAAACATCACCTTCATCACCTTCCTCATTTTGATTGAACTTTTGTATCTTCTCTTCGATCACTTTCTTTCTCTTTTCCATCATCTCCTTCCATATTTCTGAAGGCATCCTTACGTTTTTCACATAGTAGAACATTACCGGGGTATCAATCTCCTTTAACGTCCCTGAGCGGGTAGACGCTACTTCTCTTCTCGTGAAAATGACTTTTCCTTCCTTCTTCACTTGCACTCTCCACGTAGCTATGTCACGGAAGAACTTTGCAACGCCTATGAGCCGCGGAACTGTGAAAATGACGAGTGATACGAAGTCCTTGACATAAACGAAGGCGTCAAAAAGTTCTAGCATCTTCCTCTTCTCTTTGGAACTCCTCATGTTCCAGGTTGAGGACAAACCTACCGCTGAAGGGTCATCAAAAAGTACAACATCATAACGTTGTCCGTTCTTAACGTTCTCCAGCAATGTTTTCAGGTCGTCTATGTCNAATACGACTCTTTTTCTAACTTCCTTTATATCCTCAAAAACGTACAACATCGACTGTATTACGTAGCTGGTCTTACCGCTTCCCGGCTCACCGTAAACGATAACCTCATCGTGAGATAAGTAGTCTTTCGGCTTTGCTGCACTACTTATAAACCAAACCAACGGGTTGTAACGGAAGTCGTTAGCTAACTGAGCTAAAGCGTTCCAACCTTCACCTCTTGTCTGTGGGACCATGATTTTTTGGTAAATCGGTAGTAATACTCTATAGTAATTCTGATAGTCTTCTAATCTCATCGTAACCACCTAGACATTCGACGAGACGACTTTTTCTCCTTTCACCAGTTTCTAGGAATAATGTGATATTGTTAATCTCCTCTTCGTTAATTAGGTCTATACATTCTTCCTTTATCTCATTAACTAGCAGGTGCTCCAGTACCCTTCTTATTTTTTCCTCCATTTTCCGACCCCCTTTCCGTCCTTTTAGGATGTGGTATTACCAATTTTGTCACTCGTAATATCCTAACCAACACAAGGAGAAAGACTATACTACTTATTACAAGTGACGTAAAGTCGTTGTATAAGTAAGAAAGTACAGCCATTGCCATGCTCAGTACTGCAAATAATATTTCAAATCTAACAGTGGTCATGTATCGGTTCTCTGCAATAACGTATACTATCAGAAGTGCGGCAGAATAAAATTCGAAGATCATTACGGATTCACCTCCATTGTACTAATGGAAAGAGAGAAGAGCATCACCATATGTTCACCCCCATCGTTCGGGTAAACTATGCTCTCACTTACTGCTATTTCGCTAAGGACCTCTACAAGCAGTTTTAGTGTCCTTTCCATATAATCATCAATGTTCTCTCCTTCTCTTCTTTCAAGTTCTTTCATTATGTCGTTAATACCCCTTCCCGTTTTTTCGTAATATAGTCCGTCTTGTCCATATGCATAAGCAGTGACTTTGTAGAACTAACGACTACAAGAAATGCAGCTTTGCGTTGCGGAAATGCTATACTGTAATTATTCACTTCATGAACTATCTTATTTAGAAGATGAGTCGCAAACTCTCTATAAGTCCTGAGCGGTGTAAGTTCTATACCGTTCACTCCGGCTGACATTCTTCCACACCGTTTACAGTGAGTAGATATAAATTTCCGTTCTTTCCTTTCATCATCTTAATGCATTTCAGTCTGCTCAGTATACTTTTCACTCTCTGTTTCACTTCATCAGGTAATGCGTCATTTATCTTCGTGTATAATACCACGTCATCTTCATCATAATAAACGTCAAAAGGGTAAGACAGTATAATAGGCGGTGAAACTACGCGTTTAACCTTAACGTTCTTAAGCAGTGCTATGGACTTTACCGAAAGAATGTTACCGTAAAGAATTACAGCATTCTGATGAGGTTCGAACTGTGTTAGGTAGTTGTACAATTTCGTCGGAGTGTATTGTGCTTTCAGTAACGCCATATACTTCTTTATCATTGTATCTTCTCCTCTAACCATTTCTCTATAATTTCGTTACTTGTTGCAGGTATTACCGCACCGTGTTTATCGTTCTCGTCGAGTCTTTGTATAAAGTAGTATTTTATCTCGGGGACCTTTGACCAGAAAATTCTGAATCTTTCTGCAGTGCCCGGTAGTATCTCTATTACTTCGTATTTGTCGTAACTCAGTATCTGCATATTTATTTCTCCGACACTGCATAGGACATTATTCCAAATTGGCAGTGATCTATCTACATAAAGTATTACAGTTGTTGCCTTTTTTTATCTCATCTAGAAATTCCCGTTTTGACCTTAATATGAGTCTGTCCATGTTAAGAAAAAGGCAATCAAAATAAGAAAAATGTTAAACTCTCCGTTATTCCGCTTATCTTGCTAATTTCCCTAATTTTCGTAAATATTTTCTCTTATTGCTTCATATGAAAATAATCGGGATATTTTCTATATGCATAGTTCATTATCTCATCTTTACTTTTTTTGTACCCATTCTCTGAAGAACTCCTCAATCTCTTTCTCATCTTCTTCTGGCTTAAAATCGCATACCAAAACGTAATTTTTTACATATCCTATCACTGCATCACTTATCGGGTCTTTAATTTCCTTCTTCTCTACAATATCAACTTCTCCTATTTCTATTAGTCTGTATAGGTAGTCTTGAAGTTTTGATGAATATGCACCGAATAGCCACGGCTCAAAGTCTAAATCTAATTGTACTCCTTTTTCTTTCTCAAGTAGAAAGAAAATTTTCTGGAATTTTGTTGGAGTAACTTCTGCATTTTCTTCTTTTGCAGTGTAAAGCAGTAGTTTGATCAAACGATAAATTTTGTCCTCAATCATGATTTAAAATTGAACTTAGCACGTAAAAAAGATTCGTTAGAAAACTGAAGTATTACTGTCTGTAAATTTTTTTGTAATTTAGTATAATCGCTAAGGTGTTTGTTTCCGCGTTAGCACATTATAATATTAATTATGTATACTCTTCATTTGAAGATGAAACAATTATCGCTGTTAATTTGCATAAAGTGATGTCGAATTCGAAAACCGTAGTAAAAATTTAATAAGTGTTGAAAATTACCGTGATATTTGGGAAAACTTTATTTATTATTATTAGAAGAAATTAGAAAAGATATTATCCTGACTAAAAAATTAGAAATTCAGATATAGCTGACATAGTTTTTACAAAGTTAGACTTTTTGATAGGACCGTAAATTTAAAATTCAAAAAGAGTATATATTTTTCTCAAAAAACAGTCTGGTATTTTTTTATAAAATTAGACTGTAGTTTGAATATATACGGTCTGTAGTTGTTGTAAAATCATATTGAGTATTTTGTTTATGCGATTTATGTTTACATATATGTTTATACTTGATGTACATATTGTTGTCATTAAATCATAAAATATTTTAGCATTAGATGCTGCGTTTGTTTCTACTGTAAGATCTACATTACAAAGTTTGTTTGGATCTCTGAAAAGAGGATATACTAATACACTTCCGAATTCTAAATATTTATTATTGTATTCATATCTCAAATTGGCAAGTATCCCCTCTGGATAATTTTCTATTTTTGTTAACGTAAAGAATCTTCTGTATTCTTGTTTTCTCGAGTGTTTTGCTAACTCCTTTATCAAAGGAGAATCTAACAGTCTCTCCAGTTCAGCAATAAGTTCATATAATATGTAGTTTTGCTTTAACTCAATACCCTTCGTTATTAGTTTTTTGTCATCATAAATTATTGAAACGGTTTTCTTTATTTCGGGTATTAGTATCTCAATCTCAAATGTTAATGTATTGTTAGTTTTCTCGACTTTGAATTTGCTTAATTCCCATTTAGGCATACAGATTCACCTTCTGTAGTAATGGAATTATCTTGTTCTTGAATACGTTTTCAAATATATTACGTAAATGCCTTACTTGATTAAGCCCAATCTTTGTCATTATCTTTGTAGAGTTAGACTCAAATTCTATCGTTAATACATTTTTACCTTCAATTTTTATTGTCAAAGGTAAAAATGTCTCTTTATCGATATCTATCTCTGCATCATCATTAAATTGCTGACAAATTTCATCAAATTGTCTGAATAATTCCGGCTCGATCATTTGGTAATGAGCCCCGCCCGGTAACGCTTTAGCTCTTATTCCATTTATGTATAAATGCCCTTCCATAGATCTTTTTTCTAGATACAAATTCTCATTAACTTCTATAAAAAATGAATCTATTTTTTTATTTTGACATTTTATTTTTATCATTTTTATCCCCATACATACTCTTTGCTTAACCAGTATATAAACTTTTTGCCTAACTAGTTATGAAACAAGTTAGATATTTAGTATAAGTAGAATAAGTAGAAATAGTACTGTTAGTTCTTTTTTTAAAAAAAAAGAATATCTTAGTTAAAAGTGAATTATAAGATACGGATTATTATATCCTATTTGTGTTTTTTCTGATAGATTAACTCCTAATCCACTTCCAGTCCAGCCTTTTCTTACTACTAATAATCTTCTTAATCCATCTTGATATTCTAATTCTGTATAGATTATATGATAACGCCCTTGTTTAATCAGTATATAAGTTTTATCACCGTAATCTAGATTTATAAATTTTCCTTTTATAAATATTCTGTTATCATAAACTTCATATTTTATTTTAAAAGTATCTAAAAGCCCTTTAATTTCTTCTATTTCCGATTTTAGGGTTTCCATTTTTCACCCTCAATATACTCTTTGCTTAACCAGTATATAAACTTTTTGGTAAACTAGTTAGACAATAAGCTCTCTTCTTTTTAGCAGCAGTTCATGAGACTTTCCCTTACTTTTTGCTTAACTTGTTAGGCAAAAAGTTTAAATACTGGTTAAGCAGATACTGATATAGGGATAAAAAATGATAAAAAGAAGTAAAGAAGGTTTATTTGTTGAAGTAATGGGTGAAAAGTTTTATTTGGATAACATAAATGAAAGTATTGACGATATTCTGAACTTGATGAAATTATTGAGAGAAGTTGAAAAGCAGGCAGAAAAATTTGCAGATGAAGAACTACTTGATTTAGTGCGTAAGAAAATCTTTTATTACATTACTTTACTGAAAGAGATTTATAGTGACTAGATAAACATTTATTATTTTTCTTTTTCTTATCTTTATGAATCCTTTTTCTATTTCTGCTTTTAATCAAAGAACATCATACTTTCACTCTTCTTTCACTACATGCAGTATTTCAAAATTACTGCATGTAGTAATGCTGTAATTTAATACATATATAATAATATAGTAAACTAATAGCTAACACTGTAAATGGTCCTAACATCTTGTTATTAAATACGTTACTTATTGCCTAACTGGTTTACCAAAAAATTTATATATTGGTTAAGCAAAGAGTATACTTGGGAATAAAAAAGATGAAAACCCAAATCCAAGAAGAAGAAGAAAAGATACAAGTAGAAATGAAAATAGTAGATTATTACTTTGTTGGAGAAAACGGCATGGTGATAATATACAAAGTAACACCTTTAGATGAAGATGCGATCTTAGATAACTTTTATCTAGTGAGTTTTGATGATAGCAGTAATGAAGAGCCCTGGGGGATAGGTTCCACCCCCGAAACTGCATTAGAAGCAGCTGCTAGAGAGTGGGACATGGATAGTGAAACTGAAGAAGAGAAGAAACAAAATCCATTTAGAGAGGTTTTAGAAAATCACAGAGGTGAGTAAAAAATGGCAGAGGCAGGAATTAATTGGGAGATAGAAAAAGACGAAGAAGGTTATAGGTTAAAGAAGTATTATTGTACAATAGATGGAAAAACGCTATGGATCAGATATCTTCACAATGATGTGGAAGTTGTAATCGGTGATTGTGATCATTTCCACTGGGAGTCTGTGGGGAATGGCTGTTATCCATTCCCCATAGACGAAGAGATCTGTGCAGGAGTAGAAGATATTGTTAAAGAAAGCATAAAGAAAATAGAAGACGGCACGACTATCTATTTTCTTATCCAGACTCAGTCTTAATTTTTTCTTTTTTCTTTCAGCTCTTTTTAATAATTCTTCTTTAAACTTCTCAAAATCTTCCTTATTCTTAATTTCCAAAAACCTATCCCTTTCTTTGTAACTTTTCCTCAATTTTCTCCCTTAACTTAGTCCTTAACCTCTTAGCGTCTTCTCTCTCAATTATCTCTATCTGTGGTTTTCCGAAAAGTGTATTAACATTTACTCTTTCTAAGATCACGTCTTTCAATTCTAAGTCTATTTCATAGCCTATCGCATTTCTTTTCAATTCATTAGCGACTTTCAACGTGGTTCCGGTCCCAGCAAAGGGGTCCAGAACTGTATCACCTACGTAAGAATAAAGCGTAATAATTCTCCTAGCTAGCTCTTCCGGGAATGGTGCTGAGTACTTTGAATACTTATCCTGAGGCAGTACGTTAGTTATTTCCCACACACTCAAATACCACTTCTCCCTTTGGAATTTATTTAAATCTATTTTACTTTCTTCCTTATTTCTGGGAATAAATTTTCCCGGTTTCTTAAATACTACTATCTCTTCATAGATAAAGTCGGGATAATAATAAAGAGGATAAGGATGTTGAATAAGAACCCCACTCCTCTTACTAATTTTGATATAACTTTCCGGTTTTTTCCAAATGATCCTTTCTTGATATTTAAAACCTAGGTTCTGCATTATTTTTATCAGGTCTGCTACTATAGGGTAAAGTTCACCGTTTAACCTGATGTCGGCTATAACGAAAACTGCGACCCTACCTTCTTCTAAGACTCTAAAAATCTCCTTACCCACTCCATTCAACAAGCTCAAGTAATCGGCGTAAGAAGGAAAAAGATCTGGAAAGTCAAAAGGTGCATTATAGTAAGGTGGTGAAGTAAGAACTAAACCGACACTATTATCCTCAACTTCTTTCATATTTCTAGAGTCTCCAAATACGATTTTAGATTTACATAAAGTTCCCATATTTATTCAACTAAATTTATGGAAAATGCTATTTTATCTTTTCGCTTTCGGCTCAAAGCGAAATCCCTCGGAGTTTTTAAACTTCTTTTTTGAAGGATAATATGAGGGAAAGCGAAATGGAAGATAAGGGAGAATTAAGTCAACCCGATAAAAACAAAATTCAATTTTTGATAGTAACAGGGTGAAATAAATGGACAAGGATGAACTTAAGCAAATAATACAAAACCTTCCCGACAACTCCCCTAAGCTTCTAGAGTATTTGAAAGAAGCGAGAGAAAAGGGATGGACTGACGTTATCGACATGATTGCAGTAAAATTAGGACTGAAGGAGGAGAAGAAAGGAAAGAAGGAGGAGAGTGAAGTACTTAAGAGAGTACTAAAGCCTATAGGAAAAAGGAAGGTGGAGCATACCTGGGACTACAGCGTAGATTTTATTGAAGCTAAGAAAGTTCTTACTAACGCGTATAAACAGCTTTACGACATAAACCTAATGCCGTATGAGGCGTACGTTGCTATTCTCCTCATACAACTAACCAACGGGTCCAGAATCAAAGAAGCGATCAGGGCTTTCAAGACGTTTGCGGAATCAGGACAAAAGGAGTTCCAGTTACAGGCTGAGAAGCATGGTAACACAAGGTTCTTCGTTATCCCTGATGTTGTTAGGAATAGATTAGCTTACAAATCAATATTAAGTATAAGTGACGAAAACTTAGAGACAAGGATAAGGATGTTTGCATTGAAGTATTTGAATACTAATACGCATTCACTACGTTACGCGTTAATCAGTTACCTCGCGAAAAACGCTGTAGACCCTGCGATTATCGCGAAGGTGACGGGACATAAAGATCTCAAATATATTGTACGATACACCCAAACGAAGGACGCCGTTGAAATCTTACGTAAACTGGGGAGTTAACAGCATTATTCCTTAATATTATATAATGAAATATTCGACCTTTCTCCTTGACCACCTTCTTTTTATTTTTTAACCTTTTCTCCTACTTTTTATTAATGACATTTCGTAAGATAGATAATGGAGTAGAAATACATTATGACAACGGTTATACGGTAAAGATCAAAGTCGAGGGGGATAAGCTCAAACTAAGGGAAGAATATAACGGCAGACCGTACACTGATACGGTGTTCTACCTTTCACCGTCACAAGCAACCGAGATAAAGAAAGCACTAAAAGATGCGAAAAACGCAGATGATGTAATGAAAATGTTACAAGGTGTTACGAAATGATCTGGAGACCGCATTTTACTTATATTGCAGCTGCAACGCCTGAGCAAACACAAGCTAGGGAAGCTGCTGCGGATGAGGAATGGAGAAGAAGAACTATTTTCCATCCTATACAGCCCGTTGTAATACCTCAGATTCACGAATCAAGACCGATCATTAGACCTATAGTGCGTATAATCCGTTCGCCTACGGTTTATTCACCTCCGCGACGAGAATCAACAGTAGTACGTATTGTTCGTATTCAGCCGAGACGTGAAGAAGCACCAATGCCGGTGGTAAGACGAGTATTTATTACGACAGACCAAACAATTGATAAACCATCAAGAGAGTGGACAAGGTTCCGATACATCAGTCCGGTCTATGTAAACGAAAACGATAACTCACCACCCGATATATATCTCCCACCGAGACTAGTATTCTTCCCACCAGTCCATAATAATAGAGAGAATGAAAACAACAACAATACAAAAATGAGGAAAGTTGAACCGAGACCACTTTTCAACCCTCCGATTAACATAGGTCATTTACTCGAAAGTCCGCCTAAACAGGAGTCGGCACCGCAAATAAGGCGGTTAGTTGTCGTAAGGACGGTATCGAATGAGCCGAAGGAACAGAAACAGACGGAAGTTAAATACGTACGTCCGTTAGTTGACGACAATAATACCAATATGCCGTCTCTCGTAGTACCGAGACGTATATATGTTCCACCTCAGTCGGAAAATGACAAGAAAGCTATTATCGTCGGTTGGAAAAAACTTAAGATTCCGGTTCACGCGTCACCGGTTGTATGGTACACTCCGAAGAAAAAGAACGAAACAGAAGGAGAAAATACCGGTTCTTCAATTCAGACTAAACCGCAAGCTGGCAATCCTTCAAATACCCTACTTGATAGAACATTAAGTGCTATGCAGCAGACCGAGGGCGTTAGCACTTCTCCACCACCATCACCACCGCAACAGACTAATAATACTTCATCATCCAACACGAATCCAATAGTAGGCAGGGAATTAAGTGCTATAGAGCAGAGAGAAGGTGTTAGCACTTCTCCGCCACCTTCACCACCGCAACAGACTAATAATACTTCATCATCACGGCAGAACTCACAAATTATTGCTAATACTACAACTTCTCCAGGAGGTCCGATCGTTGCTAACGCTGCAACATCTAATAACCCGGTAGCAAATGCCAGGTTTGGAACCGGGGGTCAAACTCCTAAACAATCTAGTTCTCAATCAAGTTCCAATCCGTTAGGTGCAATAGGTTCATTCTTCAGTGGGCTCGCAAATGCTGCTGAGAATGCAGTAGGCGGAGCGTTGTCTGCCGTAAATAACGCGATACAGAACGCGTATAACTCCGCTTACGGTAACCAGACTCAGCAAGAGAAACAGCAATTACAGAACCAGCTTAACCAATTGCAGCAGCAAGGTCAGCAAGAGTTAAGTCAGATCAGTCAGGAAAAACAGCAAGTACAGTCTCAGTTACAGCAAGTGCAACAACAAGCTCAACAGGAACTAAACCAGATTAGTCAAGAAAAAGAACAGGTACAAGACCAATTAAACTTAGCACAGTTACAAGCTCAACAAGAATTGACTCAAATCAGTCAGGAGAAACAGCAAGTACAGTCTCAGTTACAGCAAGTACAACAGCAAGGTCAGCAGGAGTTAAGTCAGATTAGTCAGAATGAACAACAATTACAGAACGCATTACAACAGATACAACAATATCAAGCTCAAGCAGAACAGATGTTACAACAAAACCCTAACAACCCGCAATTACAGAGTTATTTACAACAATTACAGCAAACACAACAACAAGCAGAGCAAGAGTTGGCTCAGCTACAACAATCGCAACTACAGATACAATCTCAGTTACAACAAGCTCAATTACAAGCACAACAGGAGTTAATGCAACTTAACCAAGCACAACAACAAGTACAATCTCAATTACAACAAGTAGAGCAACAAGGTCAGCAAGAATTAATGCAACTTAACCAAGCACAACAACAAGTACAGTCTCAATTACAACAAGTAGAACAACAAGGTCAACAGGAGTTATCAAAACTTAACCAAGCACAACAACAGATACAAACTCAGTTACAGCAAGCACAACAACAGATACAACAGGAAATGCAACAACTAAACAAACAAGGACAGGGAGGCAACCCGTTACAACAGTTCTTTAATGATATCGCTGACGTTTCGGCTTTAGTAGGGTATTATGCTACTGAGGGGTTGGGCGGTGTTGGAGAGGAGTTAGCTCATCTTGTACAAGGTAAAGGTCTTGAGAACTTCAGTCAAGCCGTTTCACAATTTAACGCTATAGGAGGTCAAAACATCGCTAAAGCTGTAGGTGACGTTACGGAAGTAGCGTTACCTGCTATAGTTACTGCTGTCGTAGCTCCGGAATTACTTCCTGCTGAATTGATCGGTGAAGCGTCATCCGTAGGTATAGGCGAAGCTGTCTCAAAACTTACAACGGGTAAATGGCAATCATTATCGCAAGTGCTTCAGGAAGCTAACGAAGGTGGTGTGTTGGGCGTCATAGGCGGTGCCGCAGGTAGTGCGTTAGAAGGGGGACTTGCGAAACTCGGAACTTACATAGGCGGTAAAGTAGGTGATTTCTTAGCCGGTGCAGGAGGCAAAGCATTAGCAGGTGCTGCAGTAAACGAAGCACTTACTGCACCGTTTACGAAGAACCCCGAACAGTTATTACTTGCCGGTGTACTCGGTGCTGCAGGAGGTGCTGCAGGCGAGCTCGTCTCAAAGGTTCCGTGGTTAGAACAAAGCGAAGCCGTAAGAAACGCTATTGATACTTCGGAAGCAGGAGCAAAACTCGGAAATGAATTAGTAAACGAAGGTATTGAGAAAGGTGTATTAACTCCTGATGAGATAAACGGTAAGACAACTACGGAAATCGGAAACTTGCTGAGACAGAAATATAGTACTCTTTCGAATGACCTTATTAAATCACTTGATAAGAACACAGTAGAAAACCTCAAAGAAGAAGGTATTATAACGGATGACCAAATTCTAAATCCTGATAAGTTTATAAAGGCTGTAAAGGACAAAGTCCCGAACGATAAACTTCAGCTACTAAAGGACACTACAAAGCTCGTGAAAAAATACAACGAAGGTATTAGNAAACTTGTAGGTGGTTGGAAGGTTAAAATAGGCAATAGAACGTTACTTTACAGGCTAAAACTCGGTGATGAAACCGAGACCGGNTTAGGTAGTGCAGGNAAGTCCNAAATTTTCAATGACATAAGGNCTGTTAACGATATAGAGAAGAACGTTGCAGGNATTTANAACAACCCCAGNGATGTNAGAGATACCGCAATCGCACTAAAAGCCACGGAGAATGAAGCCGATTTCATACAGAACTTGTATAAAGCTGCAAAAGCTTCAAAATCAGCGTTATCCGGTTTGAAACCGAACGACGAGATAGAACTGAGTTTTAAAGGCTTTACTGAAGACCAGTCCAAGGTACTTTCTCAAACCATTAAGGACTATTTAGAAAACGAAGTAGGTAAGAGAAACGTAATAATTTATGGGTCTAACTCTGTAAAACAATATCTAGAGGACATAGCGGAAAAACTGGGAGGTACTCTCGACACGAACAGTGACCCGGAAGCGTATTTGATAAAGAAAGGTAATCAAGTAATGTGGGAATGGAGAAAACCGGGAGACGTTGATGCATTTATAAAAACGGATAACCCGAACGACCTGCAAAAGATTGCTCAGGATTTAGCAGAAAGGATGAACAAAGCACTAGGGACTAATAGGTTTGAAGCTGAAGGCAACTTGGTAATTGATAAAGTGACCGGTAGCCACATTGTTGATCTTCACATGGAGAATGAGTCCAGCGATTACTTCAACTTATATGCAAATAACAGCACGGGAGCCGACTTGGGGATTGCAAGACCTACACCTAATTATGCAGATTTGGGTGTTGCAAAAGTATCACAGATAGCGTTAGACAAAGCAAACGCAGTTGGAGGGTTGAGAGACATATCGCTCAACGATTTGCTCGAAGAGATAAATGCGGGGACTAAGATTGATAATCCTGACTATATAGTTTACCTAGCGAAACAGATACTAAGCGGTAAAGACACTGAAACAATTAAGGACGTATTGGCTTACTTCTTAGGAGAGATAAAAGACGACAACCTTAGGGATTACCTTACCGAGAAGTTCTCACAAGAATTTAATATACCTAAAAGTGATCTCGTCGGTAGACCTTTCCTTACATCAAGTCCTCAACTTAGAGACGATATAGAAAATATACTCAATGAAAAATACAGATATTTAGCCCCTGCTTCTTACAGGTTCAAAGACGCAGCAGACTTCCTAACTTTACTTAAGTTAGCAGCAGACTTAAAGGATGATGATAACTTAAGAGCATTATACGAACAATTAAGAGAGGAATTTGAAGAAAGAGGCATTATACCTAAGGATTGGCAACCGAATCAGCTTAATTGGAATACTTTACAAAATGCACTTAAACTATTAAACAGTATGTCATCGGCAGGGAGTTTAGGGTCTATGAGGTTCTTCTCGATCCCTATATTATCTATAGGCGGAAGCAGTAGTTCGGTATCTAGTTCATCTATCTCTTCTCCACCGTCTATTACATCACCAAACAGTATAANGACATCTATCTCTTCTCCACCATCTATTACATCTCCAAACAGTATAACGACATCTATCTCTTCTCCACCGTCTATTACATCTCCGTCTGTTTCGATTCCACCAATCACAATCAGTCCACTATCTCAACCACCTTCTATAACGGTTCCATCTATTGAATACCCGCCATCACCTAACGAATATCCTCCTCCGTCAATATCACCACCTCCATCGCCGTCACCGTTGCCATCAATATCTCCTCCACCATCTCCGTCACCGTTGCCGTCAATATCACCATCGCCATCAATATCTCCTCCATCATCATTGTCAGTTTATATACAGTCCGAATCTCCACCATCTCCGGTGTTCTCTTCATCGTCAGTAATACAATCCGGTGAACCATCAATGCCAATGGGTCCACCACCGATGGCACCATCAACAATGCCCGGAGGATTCGGAGGTGGCGGTAACAACGTTCAAGAAATTAGCGGGATGTCAGGTGAGGTGATCTACCTGTGAGAGGAGTAGGTTGGATACACATACAAAGACCAACATTCACTCCGGTGGTTTTCTATGACCCTGCAGGGAAGATGTTGTACATTCCGATTAATGTATATCAACCCGTTATACTCAAACAACCACCGGTTTATCACATGGTGTTAGACAACAACTTACTCACCTTGTAGTTTTTATTAGTTCTCAAACTATTCTTAATATATGTTGTGGGACGAACTACAAAAGAAGGATCTTGTAGTATTAAAACTGATAGCAGTTACCAGAGGTTATCCTTCTAAAACTCTGAGGTACGTCCCGTTTACCGAGTTTTTCCNATATGTAGGGAAAGAAAACGTCGAAGAAATCGAAGTAAAGAATTGGCGATTTTTTAGTATTTTACCTCCNAAAANNGAAGAATTGAAAAAGAAACATAACATTGAGAAGTTTGCAGTATTCTACGTCGTTAAGGACATAACTCCCGATCCTCTACCGCAAAAATATTACTTAGTCCCGGTGAATGAGACACAAGCTTATAAATTCATCAGTATTATAGAACAGCAAAAAGGAGCTGGACAATTTTTGTTAACTAAACCAAACGAACAGAATAACGGATAGACACTGTTAAAGCCTTCTTTTATTTTTTAAATTCCGAAACGGAATTCTTCTTATGCAATATCTAATTTTACTTTTGCTCATATTCGTTGCAGTAGCAATTATAGTGACATTGCTACCTTATGTGAGCCTNATAATAACGAGTATTAATAACGTTAATGCACGGGTTTACACATTATATAACGAGACTATATACATGAACGGTACGTGGCTCGTGAACGGTAGTAAGATTCAGCAGATCTCTGCATCACCGTCAAACAAACTGGTCATTGAGGTAGCACAAGGCTCTTATGTTTATGTGTCCAATAATACGTGGAGTGAAATGTTATCTGATAACGGTGATAACGGTCCGATATTCTCACCTTATGCTACGTTCAACCTCTCAGCCGGTTATTATAAGTTCAACATACCTACGCAAGCTTTCGATTTCGAACAACCCGTCTTCAGTGTACTGTCGAGCCTTGCGTTCTTCTTCGCAGCAGCAGTAGTGTTCATCATCTTCATGGTTCTATCGTATAGTAAGAGGAGATAACCGGGACTTTGTAACGTAATATATTTTTTAATGAGTCCGTATACGTATATCTTGATGGCGTACAAAGAACATACCCATGCAAAATTAACTGAATGGAGAAGGGAATTCGCAGAAGCTGCAAGAATGTGCAGTGCAAAAGTTAAGGGACTACCTAAGGGAGAGAAACTAAGGGCATATAGAGCTTGCATGAGAGAAACGTTAAAGAAGAGATGACATGTTATTCAAGCGAAAAGAGCAACCTATTGACGTTATTGAAAGTGACGAAAACACAATAAAGCTGAATACGATGAACGGTACGGTGATTGCGAAGAAGATCCTCAGCGTCAACGGTAAGCATGTAGTTTTCGTAGACCAATACGGGAACGTGAAAGAAGCACTCTTAAGGTAATTTACTTTTTGTGGGAGAGACCTCCGCACCTCCAAAGCTAATTTATTTTTTAACTCTCTCTCGCATTTCTTCTTATGCTGACATCACTCGGTAAGTTCGCATTAGCTTTCATTATAGCCTTTACCATCATAAACACAATGATTCAAGTAGACTTAGCTTCAGTAGGTTATCCGCAAATACCGTATTTCACATTAATCGTAAACCCGCAAGCGTTTACGGCTATCATTCACAGCACTGCAGTCACGAATATGCCGTTTGCTTTTATCCTTTATGCAGTAGGGCTGTTAATTTTCAATGCGTTGATCAATTTCGTTGCAGGAATACCGATTGTGTTCTATGAGATGGCTGCGATTAGCGGTAATCCGGGTCTCATTGTCGGTGCATTATTAGTCGGTGCGATGTTGCAAGCAATGGCGTGGCTGTACTTGCTGGAAGTGTTGGCACAGTTCTTCTTCCCGGTCTGAGTAGGAGATACCCCCACACCCCGGGATACTCCCAAAGCTAATTTATTTTTTAACTCATTTTCCTACTTCTTCCTATGAAAGTCCTAGTTGTAGACCTAGACAATACACTCTTCAACACACAAGCAAGATATAACGCATGTTTAGCCGAGCAAGGTGTTGCGTCTTTAGACTCCCTTCACGGCGAAGCTAGGAGGAAGTTCTGGGAATGCTATCAATCTCCTCGTTACATGGATTTCGACATCCCTAACAAGGACGTGCTAAACACCGTCAAGAGGGCAAAAGAAAAGGGTTGGACTGTCGTAATACTCACCGGAAGGAACGGTGAAACACAGAGAGAGAAAACGCTCGAACAACTGCAGAAGTTTAACGTACCGTATGACTACCTAATAATGAGGAACCCCGGTGATTATAGGAAAGAGGTAGAGTATAAAAGGGAAATACTTAACGGTTTGAAGGGGTTAGGAGACGTGATACTCATTGACGACAACCCGGAGGTAAGAAAGTTAGTATCAAAAGCGTTTCCTCCTGACGAGAGCCCGGTAATCGACGAAGCGAGAGAACAAGGTGAGCTAAACGTAATGTTTTACACAAAATACCCACCGGTCGTAACTAGGGGGGTGAACAAAGTTGAAGATGAAGAAGTTTTTGATCTTGAGTAGTTTACTTCTGCTTGTCATGCCCCTAGGAGTTCAAGCAGTGCAGTCCTTTCTGACGTTTTACGTTAACGTTATGGACTACGGTACAGTGCTAATGTTACAGAACCAGAGTAACGTATTGACGCTTTATGAAATCCCCTCTTCCTTCTCCTCAGTCCCCTCATTTCAGGGAGTACAGACTACGGGAAAAGCATTGGAGGCTGTGGAAAACGTCACACTGAAGGGCGGTGAAGTGGCTCTCGTACATGAGTACGGAGTGTCGGGCTTTTCGACACAAAACTTCCTTTATCAACAAGTGAACGTACCAGGGATTGTGACATACTCTAACTCCACTACGTCCTATTATTCCTCATCAACTCTGTCAGTAACACCAGACTACGGTTACCAGTTACAGTTTACCCCGTGGTTCGGCATTCAAAACCAGCCCGTGGATAGTGTTGAGTCAACGTCTTGGAAAGTGTTACCTTATTGGGAAAATGGTGAACTGGTGATGAACGATACTGCAAATATTATTAATCAGTACATTGCATGGAGATATTCGCCAGTAAGCAACACCATTAATATTACCATCCACGTTACATCATTCCCAAATAGTAGTAATACTGGTAATGCTGGCTTTGGTGTCTACTCACCTAACATAGGAGACCAATCAAATGATAATAATAATGGTTTCTATGCGTTAATAGTGGACTTCCACGGCAACACGATATGGTTCCATCCCCCAAAATCTGGTTATGAAAAGCTTTACACTTCTTTACCTCAACCTAACCCCGACTTCCCATTTACCTTCAGTGCGATACTTACTGAAAACTCTGCGGGAAATATCACTGTGTCTACTGTGTACATCAACTCAACGGCTTATACAGTGAACTTTAATACTCCTTTCCCGTGGAGTCAGATAGGTTACATTGGAATAAGACCAGGTGCTGGTAACTTATACTACGTCTCCTACTTCGGCGTCTCTCCAGCACCTTATGGTTGTGTCAAACAATTTGTAAACAACGTGGAGTCTACGTCATGGAAAATCTATCCATATTGGGAAAATGGCGAACTTATATTGAATGAAACAGGTGCGTCTAACCCTGGTCAATACATAGGTTGGAGATATTCGCCAATATCTAACGTAATCAACGTTACTATGCATGTAACAAGTTGGCATTATGCTAGTGGAAACCCAGCGATAGATATAGCTTCACCTAATTTAGGTGCTTTACCTACCGATAACGACTTGGACGGTTGGTATGGCATTCAGATATCATGGTATGAAGGTTTATCATTCTTTGTATATCCTAATGGTTCGTATTTTTCCTTTAGCACACCTAATGCTAACTGTCCTTATCCATTTACGTTTACAATTATTTTGACAGAATCCAGTAACGGATATGTTAATTTGCAATCAATATACATTAATTCTACTTTATACACTATGAACAAAATTCTACCAATGCCATGGCAGAATATAGGGATTATTGCAATTAGATTGGGAGCCCCTGGAACTTATGCGTTCTACGTNTCCTANTTCNGNGTCTCTCCTTTCCAGTACGGTGTAGTCAAATACACAGTTAACTCAGTCTCATTACCTTCAATGCCTGATACTTCTCCAGCCACGGTTTTGATTTCTCAGCTCTCAAACGGNTCTTACGCCCTCCTNGGTGTGTACAACGGGACGTGGCATGAGCTTAACCTACCGTTTACCAACCCCAGCGGAAAGTTCACAATCACGTTCAATGAAGTGGGTCCGGTAAACATAACGTTAAAGTCCTCCAACGTCTTATCTTACGGTGCTTTATTCTCTCCNGGNAANGGTGTGTTGTTGGAGGCTCAAAACGCTNTACCCCCGTCAANCCCGACNAATTGGGAACCGTTAGGCTATGTCGGNACNAACGGAGAAGTNGGAGGAGGTGNTGNTNNTGANCTCACCTCAGTTCACTCCGNCNACACTAAACAGNATAAANTACTANCANGGNGGTNCAATAGTNNCGACNGACTGGGGTACTACGAACTTNNCATANTATGCNGTCTCNGTAGGNCAAANCTCTTTCCAACCGNCNGCGAATTACGTTACTGTCGGTACAGGCTTCACANCAGNTTGGGCTAANGCACCNTCNGGCTATTACTCCTTCCAAAACGGGTTCATTGANATGGNATACGTGGAGAACAACAGTATTGCGACGTCACAAACTCCACCATCAATCTCTTCTATGTTGTTCTTCTTCGACCCAACATACATCACACAACAGGGACAATACATAAAACCCCTTCACGAACCAGACCTATCAGCTGACCGGTTCTCTAACTAGGACAGTTAACGACATCGGTGTCATTACATTTCTCGATCCGAAAGTTACAAACCCTGTGCTTTACGTCCCGCCGTTCACAGAAGTGATAGTTAGGAACTCTTCAAGCTCACAAATATTCATAAANTACGATACGTTCCCTTACCAGACTGTAACGTTAGCACCGGGCAATTACCAGATAACGATCATCCTACTTTANACAGCTTATTCATTCGTTTTAATAAACTGGCAAGGCTGGAACGTGACTATTTATCAGAACGGACAACCGATGATAATAAACGACCCGATAACNCAACAAATACAGCCCTTTGACACACAAGGTCTCCTATCGGCACAAGTTGTGGCGAACCCCAATACGAAAGTGTTAACAATATACCTTCAACCGCTCTCCTCCGGCGTAGGTTCTTATTCGCCTAAGGAGATAACGTTCCCGAAGCCTGCACCCCAGTTAATACTCCCGTTATCACAATCAACACCGTTCAGTCTGTCGACACTTACGGTAAGCGGTATAGTTACAGTAGCAATGGTTTTAGCAGTGGTGATCGCGTTAGCCAGGGCTAATCAGGACTTGTTAGGAAGTATAGCCGCAGGAGGTGCAATAGTTGCTGTAGTAGGGATTGTAATACACTTAATGCCCGTGATATTTATAGGGTCGGTACTCGTTATAATATCAACAACATATAGATTTGCAAGGAGGAATAGTCAGTCATGAGGTTCATTACATACGTAATTCTAATATTTATTATAGGCATTATTGCGGCAGTCCTGAACTTAATTGAGGGTATTTATTACGGCTTAGCAGTCCCGACATTAAACAGTGTGAAAATAGATAATGTAAGTGCGAAGATGCCCAACAACCCTATACCGTTTGCCAATAATATAGTTGACGTCCTCATATTGTTGATAGGCATGCTTGTATTAATGATATTCATTTACATTGTTAAGATATTAAGAGAGAGTAACCCTTACGGTACGTAACCCGAAAGACATTTTATTTTTTAGTCCTCTTTCCTAACTTCTCCATATGAAATTACTATTACTCTTAGCTCCGTTTCTCGCGTCATTGTTAGCAATGGGAATTACCGGAGGAGCTGTGTTAGACTGGTCTGACGGTAGTGCCGTTGTCACTATACAGCCTTTATCTGAAACAGTTATAGACGGTTACGTCGTAAATGCGTTTTATAACGGTTCTAACCAAGTAGTCCTCCTTGCTGAACCTTACTACCAAGGTCAAAACTTACAACAAGTCACTTTCTCTCTATATGACTATTATACACACCAGCTAATCGGTAATTACACAATAGAAGATAACTACACCGTAGTTACTGTGCCGTCTAACATAACAGTTATTTTCATTTACTTCGACAGTCAACAATTCGGTCCATTTTACGTAACGACAAACGGAGGGAATTATGCTCCGCCTTCCCTTGAGCAAATGCTTATGTATGTCATTCCGTTATCTTCCGTAGCACTGTTCGGACTTAGGGCAGGTCTGAGAAACGTCGGACTCGGTTTGATAGTGTCATCTGTATTTACAACTGCGGAAATGGTAGCACTGGGAGTTTCCAATCCGTGGTTATACGCAATACCTACTCTTGAGATAATGTTTGCCGTTATATTGTTATGGCACAGCGTGCAAACATCCGGTTAAAGAATATTCCCTCTTCATATGCTAACATTTTTCTTATTCAACCCTCTTTTTCTCTCATGACAACTACAACAATTCCTCCGCCTATAACACTCCCTACACCCTCAACATCAGTAATATCATCTTTTTCGCCTAATATTCTCGAATATGCTATGATTGTTGTTTTCGCAGGAGTGATAATTTACTTTGCGTACAAAACCTTCAGTAAACCTAACTACAGATACTGGTTAAGGCTTATTGAAGGAAATGAGGAAAGGGAAATCCCGTTAACCAGAATTGATGAAGTCAACTTCGTAAGCGTAAGAGGAAATATACGCGTTTACAAAGACCCCACGGTAAAGATGATTAAGAGCGGAAGGAGGTATATTTTGTACGGTTGGGGTATACAACCNTACTACATAGCAAAGGATCCGCAAACTCTTNTTAACGTCGGAATTCGGGACTTGTTTTTAAGAATTGGAAGTAAGGAGATAAAGTTCGACGGTACATGGAAGTCAATTGTGGACTATTATACTTACTTAATAAGAAGTAGGATCGACTTAATGAGNGAACTCACACTTGATACTAACACACAACTCGTTATAGCTGTGGACTATCCCAGTATATTTAAGAACTCCATTGAGGACTTACTCCACACTAACGTTAAGCACTCGCTTAGGCAGTTAGAGGAAATAGTGAACATAGAGAAGAACGTAACAGCTACAAAGTCTTCCGACTTATCGTGGATGAGGTGGCTTATAATAGCGTTCATGATAATGGGAGTATTTATGCTTGCGTTGTCGGTGATTCACAAATGATATGCAGAAAGATTGTAAAAAATTCCTCAAATGAACTCCTGAGGAGACCTATCAATTGCAACGAAATTGCCCCTTACACCGACATTAAAACAGTAGGAGAAGTCAAAGTAGAAGAGGTTAAGGACTACATAGTTGTTACTGCAGATGACGTATACGTTTATCCTAAAGGTGTATGGGAACATATACAGTTCTATATCGATTACTTCAGAAAAAACGGTGTTTTTCCTAATCCCGGTCTCCTCTTCACGGGTCCACCCGGAACCGGAAAGACCACACTGTCCAGGATAATTACCGACATGTTAGGACTTGACAGAGTTTTCTTCAGTTTTGCTGAAGTTTTAGGTCCTTACGTCGGACAAAGCGAGAAAGGTTTCCAAGCAAAAATCGATGAAACCGTAAGATTACGACCTTCTGCACTCATAATTGATGAGGCTGATACGTTGCTTATGTCAAGAGAAGTCATAATGCAAAGAATAGGTACATCTTCTGCAGACCTTAACATTAAGTCAATGCTTCTGGATACAATGTCCAAAATGAGGGAGAGTGACGTGTTATTTATTGCTATAACTAACATTTCACCTTCTCTTATTGACAGTGCGTTAAAGAGAGAAGGGAGGTTCGGTGAACCGATTTACGTTCCCGTGCCTACTAAGGACGCTATTGAAATACTCATAGAGAGAAAGTTCCCGCAATTCGTTGACAGACGGGAAGAATTAGCATCAAAACTTGCCTCATCAATGCAGAACTTCGCAAATATAGTGTCCTACTTGAAGAGGTTACAATATGGTATAGACAGACTGCCTGAGGAACCGCTTCGTGGATACAGAATAATTTACGTTAAGAAACCGTACAGTGACAGAAGACTTGAGAAATTCTTTTCCTCACTTGACTATCCTGAGCTTTACTTCGTAAAGGCAAACCCGGACCTTGCGATACCCGTACTTGCCGCTTATTTCGTTTCTGTCGGTAAGGGAAATGTAGTTGTTTATAACACAAAAGGCTTAGAAGAGGCGATAAAGGTCGCTGAGACATATAATGCCGTGTTAATCGTAGATGAGAGGAGCGGGATACCGATAAAGGAACTTTTCCGTGTAGCTAATGTCCCAATTGTTGTAGTCGGAGACAACGTAACAGCAAAAGAAACATTTCATGTAGATGAGTACAACGAAGATACAGTTAATATCATTTTCAGTGCGTATAACATCAGAGCGACACCAAAGAGGTATACCTTGTCTGATTTAGAAAGAATTGTTTACCATTGTAAAGGAGGTGACGAAACATGCGTAAAGAAATTGAGAGAGTAGTCATATTCTTAGGAGCTTTAACGTTTGTCAACGGTGTGTTGTCCTTAGAAGTAGCCTCCGTTACAATATACCTATTTTATATATTAGCAGTAGTATTTTCTTTTCTCTTACTGGTGAAAGAAGACAGAAGGTTTGCCGACTTACTCGTATTTTTCACGTTTATTGCAACATTTACCGCTGTCTCGGTATACAGACTCCCCTCNCAAACCGATGAGGAAAGCCTGGTATTATACGCGGCATATCTCTTCAGACACGGGATTAACCCTTACACGACAAACCTCATTAATGCTTACAAAATGTTTCCCGTAGCCGAACCCGTAGTCACGGTTACACTCACACCGACATATTACGTTAACGTGTTCGGTTACCCTGCGTTATATTTNGAGATAGCNTCTNTCGTATANCCTCAGATTGCNACACTNGCCACAACGTTCCTGCTTTACCTTTTCCTGAGGTGGAAGGGTAAAGAGAGACTTTTCTTCATCATCATGCTGATTGAAGGAAGTTATTCGGCTTTTACCGGTGGAACATTTGACATCCTATCTTTAGCTATTGCAATAGTAGCACTTACNACGAAAGGTTGGATCAGGACAACACTTATGGCGTTAAGCGGTGACATCAAACAGTTTACGTTGCTTTATTTACCGTTTATNTGGAAAGATGTAGACTGGTATNGGGGGTCTTAGGGGGTACCCCCCTAAATGGAAAGAACTGGTAAAGAACATCATCATACCACTGACAGTTTTCCTGATCCCCAACCTACCCTTCATCTCATTAAACTGGGCTGTTAGTGTGTTAGGACCCCTTACACAACCTATCGGAAACCAGGGTGTTTCCCTGAGTTTACTAAACCTGGCAGGTTTACCGATACCGCATATTGCGTATACCATTGCTTTCCTGACACTTTACGTAGCGTTGATTGTATTGTATAAACCTAACACTAAGTGGAAATGGCTACTCCCTGCTTTCATTTGGATCGTGAGCTGGAGNGACNTNAACTATTTCCTATTTTATGTTACTGTTTGGGTGAGTAGTTATGAATTGGAAGATATCAGTAATGATTAGCATAATCATTATCGAAATAGCTACCGTTTCNTTGCTATGGAAGTCAACATTACCTTTNACGGTCTACATCGTAAAAGTCTATGACGTAGGTGAAGTAGGATACTGGGACGTAGTATGTTTGAACGTTACCAATCATGGAAACTCTCCTATTCACCCCGTATTCCTCCTTTCAATGTTTAANAGCGAAAAAAGGTGGATTGTCTCAAATCAAATCGTTACATCACCGCCTTACAACTGCACGTTACCCGTTATNCCGCCTCATTCATCACGTCTGATTAACATCTCCGCACCTTCACCGCTTTACTTTATACCGCCTTTTACAAGGATATACGTCCAAGTTTATTCGGGATATAATCTCACAAGCTCTCCGGTCTATATAACGCCTAACATCACAAGACCTCCTGTCCTCAATCCGGACTTTTCCGTGCTGTACTACAGCGGAAAGTACAACGAAACATTACCTTGGGGTTGGTACATTGAACTTGTTCCGGGGACAAAACTCTCCTATGACAACGGTGTATTCGTAAACGGTACTGCGATATTTTACCAACCGATATTCGGAAACGTAACCGTAGTTGGATATAACGTCTCTTATACGGTCTCCAATAACATCCTCTTCATTTACGTCCATGACGGCTACGTGAGGGGTGTTGTAGTTGGGACGTGAAATATGTGAAAAATTCGTGAATGATATCATCAAAAAAGCTAAGAGCAAAGTATACTATTTCAGTGATAGGAAGAACGGATTTTACAGCTATTACGGTGTACAAGCCAAAAAGTTAAAGTACTTTATCGAAGACGATGAAGAGATAGTGAAATTATGTGAAAAAAAGTATAACTCGTTGGAGATGTGTGTATCAAAACTGCTGAATTACTGTGCGGAAAGGGAGAACTATCAACCGGCAATTTATATTTACGGTAGGATATTCTTTAATAAACCGATAAACATAGATGAATTAAGGAGGTTAGTACAAAATGCTAGGCGATGAGTTAATTATTACACTCTCGATAGACTTCATTGCGTTGGCACTTCAACTTTACCTCATCAATAAGGATACACCGATTTACCTCGACGCTCTTATTACGATTTTCCTTGTAATCTTTAATTTTGCATCATACTTGAACGGTGTGGTTTATGTAGCAGGTGAGAACGAAACAAAGGTAAACAATTCGACGGTCTTAATAACTTACGTCTATAAGCCCGATCCCTTTGCCCCNCTTTTCATGATAGGATTTGCCCTAACGATAGTATCNGGTTTCTTGATAATAATAAAAATGTTTACGAAAAAAGGGAATTTTGACTTATTCTCTTAACGTTTTTTCCAAAATAGTACCGCACTTTGTTGTATCAATATGTCTTTGTAAAAAGAAGACACTCTTAAACTGTTGTCCGCATATCGGACATTTTTTCTCCTTTACCGAACCTAAAATATCTACGTTCTTCTTTTCGGCAGCTAGAATTAGCCATCTAACGCCTAGTAATTTCTTATACCGTGATACGGCATAAAACTCTTTCATTATATAATGAATTCATCAGTCTGTTTAAAACTTTTATTATCAAACGGAAACGTATATTTATGAATATTCTCGACATAATTACCGCATACAACCCCCTATTTTCACCGGAAAAGGAGAACATCATAATGGTACCTCTCGAATATGTAGAACAAGTTAAGGAGTTAGCAAAATTACATAATGCAAAAATTCAGATTTTCCAAAAAAGGAGGAGCAAATACGCTTACATAAAGTGGTATTTCACTGGTGAGAAGGATGAGCGATGAAAAACAACAGCAACAACAAACNGGAGTTAGGGGGTCAAANGCAAAAACCCTAGTTGTAAAAGTAAATCCCCTGACTTTTGACGACAGCCACGGACTCGTAAAACTCGTTAAACAACCCCTCTCTAAGATAAACCTTCTTGAGGAGTTAAAAGATGATGACGTAATNAACAGNATCAATAAGTTAAAACANTTTGAGTCTGCCGTTATTGCTGCACTACTTGAAGACCTTCANCAGGAAGTACGTTACATCACNGTCCCCTCGCTTATACTTCCTCTCTTCAAAAACTCCGTAAGGAACATAATCAGGAACATGATAGTTATTTCAGATGCAGTTTATACGCAAATCCTCAGTAAAATAAGCAAAGATATAGAAGATACTGAAAAATTGATGGAAGATTTAAAACTTATACAGCACTACCTTGATATTATAAACAGTTTCTACCTTGCAGTCGATAACATAAGTATAGTAGTTGTAAACCTCCTAAACACAAACTTACCGGCTGATAAGGCACCGCGTATGGTAAATGAGATCCTGACGGGGTATGACATATGGAAACAACACTGATAATAACTGCAGGCAGCGTAGCTGCTGTAACAACGGCAACCGTTTTGCTTTTAAGAAAAAAAAGAAACTAAGTCTACTTATACTGCAAAAAACGTAGTGTGGTGGATCGACAAACACATCTCTCCGAAAATGCTGAACAGTGAAAAGCCAAAAGTCATCGATAAGGTCTACGGACAATATGCATACCTTACATCGCCCGTCCACAACATTAGCTTGAAGATGGACAAGTTAATGAAGAGGACGAAAACTTCAAAAATTGATGATGACTTTCTGTCAAGACTTTCCTATACGTTCATTGCAAAACAGTTTATAGGCAGACCGTTCCTTTTCTTCGGTATCATTAGAAACAAGTACTTACCTTTGAAAAGAGTTGAAAGGAGGACGATATTACAGGAATATGAGATGACGTTTCTGGAGTCAAGTTATGTTGACCTTGAAGTATCGATATCAAAACCCCTCTTTATCCCTCCCTTATACTTCTTCGTTAAGGTAACGGAAAACTTAAGCTATTTCATTCTTCTCCTGAATAGGAACGCGGTGAGGTTATTTGAGCCTGCAACAGCAACAACACAGACGTAGTTATGTTGAGGAGATACTGATACAGTTACTTACTGCAAAGCTCGGCGGTGAACGTAATGATGACCAAATATGGGACTTCTTAAGAGGAGAACTGCTTGACCTTCACCTAAGATACGGCAAAGATGTGGATGACAAGTTCGTGAAATACGTTACTAAGGCACTCGAAATACTGCTTTCCGACATTAACGATTATACAATCCCACTCTTCAACGTCTGGAACGCAAAGGAGAAATTAATTGTAGCGTTGAAAGACAGCAAAACGTTAATGAATAGGATAAAAAGTAAATACATAAGGACGGATGAACAAGAGAGAGAAGTGTTGAACATTGTAAACAGTGTATTAATAAGTTCAGCGAAAAGTGTACTGAAAGACTATAAGGTGATATGGGACGAATCGGTATGACCCGAGAATAGCCCAGTTATGTTGAATTAGGCAATAATGTTGTTCNTTTTTTCGTTTTTATTTTTAACCCCCCTTCTCGTATTATTTCTTATGGGAATAATTGAAGCTTATAAAGCGTTAAAGGACATTAAGTACAGAGTTTCGACCGGTAATAAACCGCTTCAGATATTTGAGGTAAAAGATGACCATGTTATGATATGNAAATTAGATACATGTTTTGAAATATCGAAACCCGAAATACGCAATAATTCGTACGTAGTACCTATAATAAAGTGGAGAGGCAACGGAAATAAGTTCAAAAGTATGGAAAAGAAGTACATATCAGTAACTGACTTAAACTACTATACGAACACGGGATCATTTGAGGATTTTGTTAATGAAGTGAAAAAAGTAAAAGAGATAGAGCAGTTCGAATCTAACTTATACAAACTGTTTGACTATTTGAGCTTAATGTTTACCTAAGACTAAGCACCGTATGTCTGCTGTCTCCAGTACCAATAGTAAGTCAATGACGTCACGACAATACCTAGGGCAATAAGCACTGCAACAGCGTATTGGTTTGTAAGCACTGTCAGAATGTAACTATAAACCACATAAAGGTCTTGATAGATCGCCAAAGTCCACGCTACTTGAGGTGACGGAGTAGAAGACACCATGTCCTTTGTAGGGTTAANTACAAACGATATACCTTGTAATATNGTGGANAAGATAAAAATCACAAACAACGCCATTACTATAATTGATACAATTGAAATTTGCTGACCTTGTTGAGCCATAAAAAAGAATCCGTAAACACACTAATAAATAAAAACGCGTTCTCCCTTTTTCAGCTCGTGTAAGTATCTCCTTGCTTTCTCTCTAGCTAATTCGTCCGTAGTTATCCTTACAAGAAACGCTAATCTGGACTTCGCTAGGTCGTCATTCATCGCGATAACGTTACATTCGTGATCATATGTATAACCCCTCCTCAGGTCTCTCATTATCATGTCCGGGATTTGCCAGTCGTGAGTGACTAAGATACCTTCCCTTCTGTAAAGACAACTATTCCTCCCTTTATAGATGTTCACAAGAAGAAGTAGAAAGAGAAGTTAAAAAATATAGTTTAACTTGAAACGCGTACTTGCTCAGAACATATCTGTGGATCTCATTAAGTACCTAATGACGTATATTAACGCTANTATTATCANTACNACTACGAGGATCTGGAATATTGAACCGAGCGTTGGAGCTATCGGTGTTACGTAGTTGTAGTTGCTGGGTATNTTNACAGCAGTAGTATTGAAGACGTTGAGNATGTATAAACCTACACCGCTNACNATNGATACTGTTACGGCACCGACTACTAACACCACGATGGCAATTATTATGTATTTGAATTTGTCCTTGTAGTTNTCGTCNTCGTCAGCCATCATTATTGGTAGCTTTCCTAGACCCGCGAAATTGAATTTTGGTATCATCGTTATAGGAGTTAACAGGAAGGTTAAAAAATATATTAAAAGGAATATATACAC